AACGTGGTTTTTTCTATTTACTTTCATTGCAGTTTTAGCAAACTGCCTTTTTGATTTCTTTCTTGACATTTTCTTTCTATACATGTCTTTTCTCCTTTTTTTAGAGTAGGGGTGTCACTCCACACAGTTAACATCAAGTAGTTAACTGTGTGGGCTCTTTCTGAGCTTCTTGAGCTGTTGATGGCTCACCAGCATCAGAAAGAGCTTTTGTTGGAACCGAGGACGGTTTTCCAACGTCTGGGGTTTCTATAAAACCCATTTGTTTTAATTCTTCTTTGTTGTCAGGATTTGACACAAATTCATAAAATTTGCCTGGATCATTATCAAATTGTTTACGAATATCTGACGGAATCGTCATAAATTCGTCCTGAGCATCTCGAACTAAGTCTAGTGCTTCTCGGTAATCTGCTACTTGCGAGAAATCTCCGTAGCGGGCTTGGCCACGCTGTACGTGTTCGATTATGCCATTTCTATCATGTCTTTTTATTATATTAATAATATCACATTCTTCTTTAAAATGTTGTTGTGTTAAGCTTTCTCCGGTTGTTTTAAATACATATTTTTTATGCGGATCGTAAGCTGTTCTAAATGTGATTGTTTTATTAATAGGTCCTTTTTTATTTGACATAACGTGTCCTCTTTCCGCCAGTTCGGCTCTTATAATAATTTTTTATGTCATTAATGAAATTTCGCACTTTTTTATCAAAAGATGTGCCTTGCATTCCTTTTGTAAGTGCTTTTCCTGTTACAAAATCTTTAACAAAATCATCTTGTATAATTTTTGGTAACAAATCTTTTTTTACTGATGCATAAATGTCTTTAGCATTGCTATACATTTCTGATCCAGCTTGATTCAATACAGTGTATTGCATCATACTTGGACTTATGCCGGCTTTTTTTAAAGCTTTTAAGTCCAATTCTTTTAAATCAGCATCTAATTGCTGATTTCTTGCTTGTTCACCAATTAACTTTGTCTGATTAAATTGTTGTACTGCATTTGTCGCTACATTTTCAGGGTTATATGTACTTCCGGTAGGTGTACTTGCTCCACCAAATTTTCCTGCTAAAATTGGATTAAGGCCGGCTTTTTTCATGTCTTTCATACCTCTTTGATATGAGGTATTCGACATGTCTTTCTGAAAAGCCATTTGTGCAGCACTTGCAGCTTTTGCTTCAGTATTTCTACGCTCACCACCAATAAGTGATACTGCACTAGAAATTAAAGGAGCTGCTTTTATTAAAGTTCCTAACATTAGAAATGATCTATCAGACCAGGAACGCCATATGTCGGCATTGGTCTTGCACAATTAAGTTTAAAATACATATCCAAAATTAAATTTGGATAATTTTGTACTGCTGTAACTCTGTCTACAGGTGGATTTTCTTCTATAAAACTTGCGTTTAATGATGGTAAACTTCCAAAATCTTGTGCCAAATGCCAGGTATCTAAACTTTGAGCAAAGTTTGATCTCATTTGACCTGTTATTTGACTAGGTTTATATCTGTATTCGGCATATCTTTCTTGATATCCAAATACATCATCATCAGCTGAAGTTCCTTGTGCGTAAATCTCTTTATTTAGCACGGCTTGTTCTCCAATATGGGCAAGCGAAGGCCAATAGTAGTCCCATCTTGTTTGTCGGCTAAAATGCCTGGCTAATCCTTGCTGATATGTTAAATCAGCAAATACGCAAGCTAAACCTATTACTACACTATGTTCAATAAAGGATTTGTTAAATCTATGGCCGGTAAAACCGGTAGTACCATATCCACTAAGATTACCTTGTGGTGTTGTTGCATCTGTACTACTTGTTTGTGCTATAGGATTAATATTAATCCTATCTTTTCCGCCACCGAGGTATTCGGGGCGTTGTAATCTAGCATCAGGGCTAGTTACTCCGAAGTGTGATTGTATAACTTCGGTATATCTCGTTCCACCCCTTGCATCTTTTTCATACAATCTTTGTATTTGGAATGCTTCTCTAAGCTGATTAATTGTTGCAGCTGTAGCAGTTGATAAGTCAGCATACATATTACTGTCATTACCAGTTGGTACAGTTGATGTTATTGTGCCTAATGTTGTGCCATAAGCCAACCAGTCTGCACCAGATTCCATTTGGCCTACAACATAATTATCGTCCTGAACTCCAGTTCCGGCAAATCCATCATATTTAATATATGCTTGTTGACCTAACGGTAATGTAACAGCTTCACCTTTTTGTGGCCATGGTAAAGCACTTGTAAAATAATCGTGTCTTTTACCTCTTTTTAATAATGTATAATTTGTTAAAGTGTCTGGTCCGTCACCTTTATCAACTGTTACACTATCTTGTAAATTTTGGTCTCTAAACCACTCATTATATATTAAATTATATGCTCGACCGCATAAATTATTAAATGTTAAACTTGTATCAGTTGGTACACCAAAATAGTCATACAAAGTACTATTTGTAATTGTACCACTTGTTTGTGGTACTAAATAATCTGTACTATCTCCTGGGTTGTCTTGCTCACCGCAAAACTTTTCCCAATTGTTCCATATTAATCTATATGGAACTGCAAAGAAAAATGTTTCTATATATAAATTATCCATAAATGGATTAATTGGTGTTGCTAAACGGCCAAAACCGTTAGCGTCCATGGTAAATGTATCACCTGGTAGTGCTTCATCGTAGAATATTGGTATTAAATATCCCGCATCAAAAGTTGTTTTTAAACCGTGATCACGGTTAAATACTGATCTTTGAATATCTACTTTTGGTACTCTACTAAAGTCTTTAGTTAAAGTACTTGGTAATGTTCCCATAGGTCCAAACATATTTTATTCCTTTGCTTCTTGTAATGTTAATAGCTCAATTATAACTTCTGGTGGGTTGTCTGCGGTAGGGATTCCACCAATTTCGTCCCAACTTCCTATTCGCATTAACGTGAAATCTTCTGGAAATTTGTTGAAAGGTGTATTTGGATTGCTTAATAAATCCATACATTGACGTGTTGCTGTGCCATCTGTAAGTTCCACGAATGGTTGCATATATGTTCCAGATTTTTTGTCGTAAATTGAATATAAGTTCTTGTCCATAATTTTGTCCTCGTTTTATTATTATCATTATGTAAAAGTTACATAATATATATTACGAGTCAAACTTTTTTATATATCTCTTATAAGTCTTTGTAATTGTGTAATTTTTACTTGTTCTTGTACAAATAGCCTATCCATACGTTCATCGTATTCGGCATACACCTCTGGTGCTTTTTCTTTACGTTTGTTTTTTATTTCTTCTTTTTCTTCTTCCGATAATAAATTATCGTAATACCTAGGAGGTCTTATTTTTTTTCCATTTATTACACAATAATCATTTGGGTAAACATCAGTTTTATATTTTTTAAACCAGTCATATCCTATTCCAGGTTTTCTACTCATTGTGCAGTATTCTGGTTCAATTAATTCACCAGTTTCTTTATTAAAATAATGCTCTTCAGCATTTTTTCCTTTTTGTTTTTTCATAATGTAGCGAGCTACATATGCACAACTTGTAAATGTTACTTCGCCAATAACAACATGGCCATATGGCCATAATTTTTCTAATTCTTCACTTCTATAATATTTTTGTTTGTTTCTAGTTTGCCATAAATATCTATCAGGAAACTCATAACCAAATATTAATGCGTGATAGTGAGGTCTTTTATTTTGTTCACCGTATTCTCCACAGTGAAAAAATCTTATTTTTTTGTGCTTCTTTCTCAATCTTTTCATAAAGAGTTGAAAATCACGCACATCTACAGAAGCGGGGTTGCTTCTTTTATCTAATTCTTCTTGATTAAATGTTAATGTTATAAAACATGATTTTTCGTGCATTTGGTTTTCATGCACTAATCTTACAGCCCATTGCCTGCTATATTCTAATCTACAACCTACACATTGCCCACATGGTAAATTAAACCCTTTCGCAAATGGAAAGGGCTTATTAAATGTTATTTTACCTTCATTTCTAAAGGCAAGTAGTGGGTGGTAGCATGCCATTGCATACTTATATTCTGTATCCACCACGCATTGGTTTAACGTGGTTTTTTCTATTTACTTTCATTGCAGTTTTAGCAAACTGCCTTTTTGATTTCTTTCTTGACATTTTCTTTCTATACATGTCTTTTCTCCTTTTTTTAGGGTAGGGGTGTCACTCCACACAGTTAACATCAAGTAGTTAACTGTGTGGGCTCTTTCTGAGCTTCTTGAGCTGTTGATGGCTCACCAGCATCAGAAAGAGCTTTTGTTG